CTTTTTAGGTTCGACTATGATAAAAGATCCAAATACTGGAAAGCTTGGATCGGTGATCCTTCACAACTGTATGAATCGTTCTGCGTGTCCTCCTCCGAAAGGTAAGGCTGCAGCAGGTTCGTTAGTACTAGTTGTGTCGGAAGAAATGGCATCAGACCCGAAGGTTAGTAAAAACATCGAGTCAGCGATTGCTTATGTTGGTGGAAGATGCGAGACCCTTTTCTCGGGAGTTTACATTAGAAAGAATGTGCCTGGGTTGATTGCGATACTAAGTATGAATGGATTAGCAACATGAAACAACTATTTGAAAATTGGCGAAAGCATGTAAACGAAGAGTATACGGTACCGCCGTCCCTTGATGATATTCTAGACCGCTTATCTGACCCTGCCCAAAGGCAACAAGTTAAAACTGACCTTGAACAATCGGGAGTATTTCAATTAGATCCGATAGAAGATAAAGAGAAAATAAAATTTATCATTAATCGTATGCGCGGCAACTCTACAGACCAAGTATTGGATTTCATATTAGTTACAATAGCGGATGAAGTTTTAAAGGTGAGAGTATGATGAGAATACTAAGCATGAATGGATTAGCGACATGAAGATTACTAAATCACAAATAAAACAAATCCTCCTCGAAGAAGTTGAATCAAACGATAGGCTTATTAGTGCAATTCACGACCTTACTTCAACAATGGAAGATTTGGATATTAGCATAGACTACCTTGCAGCCGCATTTACTGGAGAAGATCCTATGAGTTTAGGATCCGCACAGAAAACTATGGGCCGCTTCGCGACACCTACTCGGAAGCCCTCTGCCCCAAAAGACATCGATGAAGCCCAATTAAAACAATATGTTATGGAAGCCTTGGATGAAGTATTGGGTCCCGATGCAGAGACTGAAGACTACATTAAAGATTTTGAAAAGTCTGACGCCCCACAGTTTAAAGGCAAAAGCAAAGAGAAAAAAAGAAAAATGGCCATCGCAGCCCATGCCAAAGCAAACGAGGGATCCAAATAATGGCTAGAACAAAAGCATTTGTTGATACATGGTTGGAGAAATTTACATCCCGCAAGCTATTGGTGTGGACCACCGCATCTGTATTAGCATTTACTGGCTATTTGACCAGTAGCGATTGGGTTACTATTTCTATTGTATTCATCGGCACGCAAGGCGCAGTTGATATCGTCGAGAGATTGAAGAAGGCAAACTAGTGCCACCGTTGTTGTTAAGATTATTGCCTTATGCCAAGGCTTATTGGAAAGAGATCGCCATTGTGTCATTGGCACTGATGGTCTTTGGAAAGATGCAGTATGACCATCGTTTAATGGTTAGGTTATATGAAGAGCAGGCTACTGCGCTCCAAGAGCAGATTGACGGACTCAACGCCATTCATGAAGAAGAGCTTCGTCTAAAAGAAGAGGCCCTTGAATCTTATCGCACCACACTTGAAACTCTTGAGAAAAACTACGTAGAAGAACAAGAGCGCAACAATCGGACAATAACCGAAAGGCGAAGAACAATAGAGAAACAATTTTCACAAAACAAAGAAGAGTTAGCAAATGAAATCATTAGCAGTTTTAATTTTGAGTATGTTCCTATGTAACACGGCCATCGCTGAAGATGCTGGTCGGTTTACATTTTTAGGAGAAGGACAGTGCGCTCCGTTTGAAGGCACGCTCTTTGACGTGACAGCCACATCTGTACTCTTAACAATAGAAGAACAGCAAGTTTTGGCATGCCAGAGTCGTCTAACACTAGAACTGGGAACACTTCGAACCGAACTTCAGCTTGAGATCGACAACCAACGCATCGGTTATGAATCAACAATTCAGGAACGAGATTTGACAATTGCTGCTCAGCAAAAACAATTAAGCAGTTTGCAAGATACATTATCAAAGCTTTCGCGGGATAATGATTGGCTATGGTTTGCCGGCGGCGTTGCGGCCGGTATCGCGGTTTCATACGGAGCTTATGAGGTATTCAACTAATGGAAAAACCTGATCGCATTGCTGCAGTTGAGAAAGCTATCTCCCAAAAATACGGAGACGAAACAATTCAGAACCCCAAAGCAAATTGGGATGAAACTAAAGAAAAAGAATATTTGGAGCAATCCAAAGAATTCTATCAGAAATCTTACCAAAAAGAAGAACAGCAGGAAAAAGTTGACATTAATGGTATAAAGGTTTCAAAAAAACTACTTAATAGAGAATCTCTAAGATGTTGTTCGGTCTGCGGATCTTATCCAAAGAAATCAATGGACGATGTTTGTCTCACCAAATTTGATTGTTGCAATAAGTGTTATATTCAATATGTGGACGGCAGAGAAAAAAGATGGTTAAAAGGATGGAGACCAAAATGAAAATAACTAAATCTATATTAGCTCAAATTATTAAAGAGGAACTTGGGCGTCTTGAAGAGATGGATCCTCCCGACGAATTCGGAAAAGCAAAGGCTTCCACCGGTGACGTTCGAAAAGCCGGCATGACCGCGGCTAAGGAACAAGGAGAGCAAGGAATTACAGCACAAGAAAGAGGGATAATTAAACAACTTTCAGATATGCTTGTTGGGGCTTCAAAGGAAACTAATATCCTTTCAGGTACCGTTATAACGAAAATTAAACATTTGGCCGCAGAATTACAAAAAGTCTTACCGGCTGACAAGTCCGGAGGAGTCGAGTAATGGCAACAGTTTATGAAATAGTACAAGGGCTTTCACAAGCCGCAGCCAACGCATACGATGGAGCGCTTGGAGAAGATTATGAACCAGTAAAGACAGGCGCCCTCCGCCGCGAAGAAGGCGACATGCTTATCGACCGTCGCGTGATGGACGGCTTTGGTGTGAAGTTTTATGGCAATATGATGTGTCTTACCTATCAATCTGAAATCCAACTTAAAGAAATTTATGGTCCTGGTTTTGAGAGCGATATTGATCAGCGCATGACCGACATCTCTAAATGGCTTAAGAAAGAATACAAACGAATCACTGGTGATTCAGTAGCTCTTACTGCCGAAGGCGAGGTTGATATCTTTGCCGAGAACTCATCTCGTGTACGCTCTTGGGTGACTGCCAAAAAGCACTTTAAGGTTGGTGGTCTCGATGAGGCAATGAATGATGACAACTCTGGTAACAGCGCGCCTGTTGAAAAGAGTTGGGAGACTTTCCTTAACCAAGGTGGTTGGCAAGGAAAGCGCCCGAAGAATGATACACGCAAAAAAGATGCATGAGTTTTCAACTAGACAAAAAACAAAAAGTAAAAGAGATTTTAAAGTGCGGTAAGGATCCTGCTTACTTCCTAAAGACATACGCCCGTATATCTCATCCGATGCACGGGCTAATTTTATTTGACACATATGATTTCCAAGACGCGCTTTTACAAGATTTTAATGATTATCGTTTTAATGTTATTTTAAAAGCTCGCCAGCTTGGCATCTCAACGATTACAGCCGGCTATATTGTATGGCTAATGCTCTTCCACCGCGACAAGTCCATTCTTGTTATGGCAACCAAGTTTGCCACAGCAGGAAACCTTGTTAAAAAAGTAAAGGGCGTAATGCGTAATCTCCCCGATTGGCTAAGAATCGCCAGCATCGATGTAGATAACCGAAATTCTTTTGAGCTTTCCAACGGATCTTCTATTAAAGCTGCCTCGACTTCTGGCGACGCCGGCCGCTCAGAGGCTCTGTCTTTGCTGGTTCTCGATGAGGCAGCCCACATCGAAGGTCTTGAGGAACTTTGGACCGGTCTATATCCCACGCTATCAACAGGTGGGCGATGTATTGCGTTGTCAACACCTAATGGTGTTGGAAACTGGTTCCACAAGACCTGCACTGATGCCGAGAGCAGCACAAACAATTTTCACTTAACTACACTTTCTTGGGATGTTCATCCAGACCGCGACAAAGAATGGTACAAGAAAGAAACCAAAAACATGTCCAAGCGTCAGATCGCCCAGGAGTTAGAATGCAACTTCAATACTTCTGGTGAAACTGTTATTGATTCTGGTGATATGGAATGGTTGCTTTCAAATGTTTGCGAACCAAAGTATCGCACAGGGTTTGATCGCAATTTTTGGATTTGGGAAGAGTTCGACCCTACTTGTAATTACCTTATGTCTGTTGACGTATCGAGAGGCGA